CCGATTGCTATTTCACCATTACCAGTAGCAGTGCCAGTTGGTACAAATGTAAATACCTTAGTGCCGATAGTCATAGTATTTCCACTTACTGGCTGAGTATCAATTGTTAATACAACAGCAGCTTTAGCTGCATATGTGGAGATATCTACGGCTTTGTTTGTTGGTGTGGTTTTGGTCTGTGCAGCATCAGCTAAGAATTCATAGACATCTGATCCTGCTACTGTTGGATTATCAATCGTAACTTTCTCACCGTCAATAACAACTCCTGATACCGTTAGAATTTTTCCAGCATTAACTGCATTTACTGGTGTTCCACTAATAACTTCCATTTCAGAAATCCTATTTCCAAGTTTCATTGCTTTGGCATGAATATTAATCTTATTAATCTGGTCAATTTGTTTAGCGGTTAATCTTGTCATTTTTAAATCTCCTCTTTCTTTTTTTATTTTCTTTTATTGTTTAGATGCTTGTACAGTTGATACTATTGCATGTCCTACGCCATAATAAGTTCCAACGGATGCTAATACAACGCCCGCTGTTAACTGACCAGACTTCATCATAGCAAGTCCACCTACTTGAGATGCTACTACAATTCCCGCATCTTTTAATAGATTCTGACTTAATGTCTTACCATTTTTTAATGTTTTGGGTGCTACTATATTTTTACTGGCAGCACTTTTATATTTAGATTTTATTTGTGCTTGTTCATTGTCCAAGGCTTTACTTCTTTTGATTACTGCATTTACATCATTACCTTTTCCAGACTTTTGTAGGTCAGCCATGTCTTTCTGAAACTTAGCATTAGACTTTTTAAGTTCATCTCTTTTACTGGCCGAAGGTTTAGATGTGGCTGCTCCACCAGTTCTATGCCCCCACTTCATGCCTAATTTACCAAAATGTTCGAGTGAATCTTCAGAGTTGGTACCTTTACCCCAAGACATTCCCATTGCACCGTAATGTTTTAATTCATTATCCATTATTTACACCTCCTTTTAACCAAAATTCTTCTTCCATGTCTGAGCAGTTTTATAGGTATTTACTGCTGTTTTTGCCGACTTTAACGCTGAACTAACAGCGTGGTCGATTGCTGGTTTGTTTTGAGTGTATAGAATATAACCAGCTGCTAATGAGGTTGTTCCCGTTAGGGTCTTAGCTACAATTTTAGCACTTCTACTTGCCTGGTCTTTAGTTGCTCTACCTCTACTGTTAGATATAGCTTTATTATTTATTTTAGAGTAGTTAATTTCAGATAGGGCTTTATCGTATGCTGCTTTATACTGAGGATTTTTCATTTTTTCATCAATTTCTTTTTTAACTAATCTTCTCTGTATACCAGCACCTTTTCCATATGCTTGACGGGCCACTTCGTGCTTAGTTGCATCTTTCTTGGCTGTTTTATTTAATTTATTTTCTGCATGTCGTTGTCCCCACTTCATGCCTAACTTACCAAAATGCTCTAGTGAATCTTCAGAGTTGGTACCTTTACCCCAAGACATTCCCATTGCACCGTAATGTTTTAATTCATTATCCATTATTTACCCTCCTATTCGAATGCATCTTTATTAACCTTATAGGCAATATAAGCATCCATTAATGCCGAAACACTATCAATTTTATTTTCATATCGTTTCTTTAATAGTTTACGATTACCGTTTGTATCTTCTAAAGTAACACAGTTACCCATTGTGAATGTCATTAATTCTTGATCAAATACTAACATTCGTTCTGCTGCTAGATTCTTAAGTTCACCTAGTGGTACTGACTCAGTCTTAGAACCTTGGATAACTTTCTCAATTCCATATGGTCCATTCTCTGCTTCCCATCTAGTTACAAATTCTTTAGCATTGTAAGGGTCAAATCCAAAACTTCGTACGTCATAACCTTCTGAAATTATGAATTCATCTACATCTTCATAGACCTCCATCATGTCTAGTACAGTGCCTTCTAAGACCATCAAACTACCCTCATCTAAGAACTGGTTATACTTGCTTCTCATTGCTCCTGGAAGTTTCATAAGCGTTAATGATGTGATATAGCATCTAGTCTTAACTCCGAACTTACCACTTGCTAATGGAAATAAGAAAGTGAAAGCGCAGAAGTCATCTCCCTGAGACATATCGGCTCCCATAGAGCAGACCATCTTCCAGAAGTTACGTTTTCTATGTGGCAAGGTTTCTTCGTAAGTGAAGAAGTAGGTATACCCTTCCATTGGAAGACCAAACCTCTTTGCCAGAATGTCATTCCTAGAAGCAGGTGCTTTCTCCGCTCTCTCAACGTCCAACTGATAGGTTTCGTACGTAACAGTCTTTCCGAGATTAGGATTAGCCTTTTGCCAGGTTGACGGATCAGTAATTTCTTTGACATCATCGAGTTTGTACCACCAGATGGAAACATGTGGGTTTATGTAGTCTCCTCTAAGTATGTCAGTTAGTTCCATTTTGATTGTATCGCCACTTCCATTCCTCACGGTACCTTCTGAACTCGTCGCTACGATTAAGTAGTCATCAAGTTTGGATGCACCCTGCTCAATAGCACCAACAACATCCTCTCGAATGTCACCAGAGAGCCACTCATCAACAGTTGTTATCTTAGGTCTTAATCCCTGAAGTTTGTCTATGCTCATAGGTCGAACTTCTATTAGTGATCCTGTAAGAAAGTTCTCAACTCCCTTCTTAGTAGATGCCAACTTAATTCTATTGGCTCTGGAACCGGTTGTGTTCTGTAAGGAACCCTCAGTTAAGAACTTAAAGAGAGGACCTCTTGATCTTGTAATGGCAGTTCGTATAGGAGACATAACTTCATCTGCCTGTTTCATTGTTGGGGCAGTCGTAATCTGGTGTGTGGTTGTAGTATCAACGTTGTGAAAGTACGATTGAATACATGAATCATACAACGACTTCGCAGCACCTCTTCCCACGATCAAATATTGTTTGTTAATCAATCGCTTTTTAATCATCTTACGAACATACTTTCCGCCATGATTATCTGGAGATGGTTCGTAGATACTTCGCTCAACAAAGTAGTACCATCCAAATACTGCTTCGGCCCATAACTTAAATGAATCAAGTAATACCAAATCAGCACCATCAGTAAGAGTAAGTTCATTTTCGCAATAATTAACAAACCCCTCTACCACTCCACTATCATAGTAGACTCCTGGATTAGCTATTAGTTCATCTATACGATTCATCTCCATAGAGATTTCTTTACAGACTGGAATATCTCCCCTAATAACTGCCTCACGAAATGCACCATAGTATTTGGGTGTTGCTGTATTTGATAATGACATAATTCACCTACTTTCCAGGTATGGCTTTATTTAAAAGTATATCTAATCCTTTAGACATGCCCTTAGCAGCTAAATTGGACACGACCTGTTTAGAAGAATTAGAAAGAACATCATTCACATACTTTCTACCAGCAGAAACATCCTGTTTGCTTAGATCTTTATATGATCTCTCTAACTGTAGTCTATTATTAAGAGTTTGTAGTTCAGAATTAGACATCTCATAGATCTTCTTCTTCTTTAATTTCTGTTTCTGAGCATAATCCTCGCTAACCTGTTTTGGTTTATGTATGCTAGATGTTATACTAGACATACTAGTTTTAGCATTTCTATGACCCCAATGCATTCCTAATTTACCGTAATGCTCTAATGATTCATTATCTGTCATTATATTACCTCCTCTTCTATTATTGGTGGGACATCTGCCGACGTTTCAACTTGTACCCATAATCGCCATTCAATCTCGGTTGCTTGCCGCTGCATCGCATCTAAGACAAAAGAACTTGATGGTGGGTCAAATAATAACCGAACTTTTAGATAAATATAAGACTTGACAGCTTCTAGATCGGTTCTCTCTCCTAGTAAGTCTATCCATTTTTCATTTGCTCCCGTAATAAGGAATCCTGATTCTGGACCAACCCCTATTTGGTTAGATGTCATTAATACTGTATTGATGTTAAATATAACATCTTGGTCAAAGTGAGTATATTGAGGTTCTATCCCTAACATACGTTTGATAGTTAATAAAATGCTGTCCATAATATCCTCCTTTCTTACAACCAAGGACATGTGTCATTACGTCGTCTTTCTATTGGTGCCTGCGGGAGTAATGATGCATCTCCATAATGTATAGCATTATGAGTTTGAAGTATTGTACTAATAAGGAACTCAGGATCATAGATTACATCCCTATCAAGTTCAACATCTTCTATTGTTATTTGGTTCATGTGATGTACTATTATAGAACTATAAATTTCATGACCTTCAACTCCTAAGTCACAACCATTATCTCTAATAATAACATCATCACGAGTCTTTCTCCATCGTTTAGATCTGTATAAGATTTGATTTAGATAACGATCAAACCCAAATGTAGTATCTCCAACTGAACCTTTGATTCGTAGATAATCATAACGATCTTCGAAACTTATTAAATTTTTTAGTTCAGAATATGACCTAATCATAACATTATTACATTTATGATCTTTTCTAAAGCACGTACTTTATGTACTGTAGATGATACAATATCCTCTTTTGGATTTAATAAAATAAGCGGTAATTTACCTAAAAACCCGGAATCATTCTCATCAACCACTGCGTTATAGCCAGTAGATCTAACATGGTCAAAGAATTTCGTAACCAGTGGATTATCTTTGTTATTAAGATCAGTCATAAAGTTTTTATATAACCCATCATCAACTTCTTTTACATTGTGGGTTTTCATATACATCTCAGCCATTATCTTTTTAGATGGAACTTTTATTTCATTCTTACTCTTCATAACATGTTCGTATACACTCTTACCTTCGTCTGGTATGAACCCTTGTTTTTTCCATGATTCAAAATATCCAGGCATGGTTTCTTTGTAAATTCTTGCATCTTTCTTTACGTGGGATACATATATTTTACCATTCGTCGAATAATCTTCAAAAGATTTGGTACTCATCCTATAGAATTTAGAACCTTTAGGAATCGTTGTATCTTTTGTTGATAATGAATTTAGATCTACTATTTTTCCAAATCGAAAAGTCTGTACTCCTCCTATTGGTAGATTATTCTTTTTGTAAGCATATACACCACCAGCAACGGCTAAGGTTACACCAACTGCTGCTGCTCCAATTAGGATGTTCCTTTTAATTCGTTTCTTTCGTTCATCTTCCGTTTCAGTCTTTTTTGAATTACTTGTTATGGTTGTTGATCCTTTTCGATGCCCACATTTCATTCCCATTACACCGTGATGTGTGAGTTCTTGTAGTGGAGGTTTCTCTATACTAATCATCATTACTATTACCTCCCTTACCAGTGTATGTTTTCATTGCATCGAGAGCATTTGCATAAAGTTCTTCAACCTTCTTGGCTGATTGGATGGCATCTGTCTTAGCAACTATCAATTCCTTTTGTTTCTCAAGGATTTCTTTCTCAATTCTTTCCTTTGTAGATCCCAACTTTAAGAAGTGAGTTATAACTTGCGAAGATGCCGTTCCCTTTAGAATTTGTGTCTCTGCTAAATCAACTGCCATAGCTATCAATTGGTTTTCTCTTGCTTCTGGGGTGGTAGCAGGAGGCTGTCGGTTTGGATTTCCATCCTTTTTAGAAACGGCCATCAGTTCTTCACTCCTTTCCATTACTTTATGTAAGTTTTATTATGTTCCTAGACACTTTCAGGTATGGCGACCCGACTTTGGGCAATCAACATCTCTTGAAAGGGGAGAGAATGGCCACCATGAACCACTTTTGACTAAAGAAGCCGTCGCCATACTTGAAAAGGTCTAGGAAAATGACCCGCCGGAGCTTTTTTTAGGAGCCAGGCGATTTGAAGGGGGGGTAGGTTTTGCGAGAGACCCCCCTCTATGCTTTTACGCCTCGCTATTTGTA